GTTGGTCACCCAAGTTCAGAGATGTCCAGGCGCTTTTACTCATAAATGATAACATCATTGTTTGAGTTTGCGACCCTAATCTCTCAATATCCTTACCAATTTGCTCCAGAAGAGTTTGGTTCCAGACGTTCTTAAAGAACTCTGGACCAGATCCTTCGGGGGCATGTAGCTCGAAATTGCTTACAATTGTTTTACCAAAAGTAAGTTCAACTTCTCCTACACCCGTCTTGATGGATTTTCGATCCACCAAGATGGAAAGGTAAAGTTCACTGAGTTTTAACACAGATTTGATCTGATGATCTCGTCTATGATAAAACCGGTAAACCTCGGATATGACCCGGGCGATTTCACTGAAAGTTGAAAGTGCCCACCCATGTCGACCCTGCGATAGTAAGTAGTTGACGAAGAGATAATATCTCTTCCAACTTCTCATTAGGCCAGAGGCGCTTAGGGCGGTAATTTCTTCTCCCAGGTAGAAGTTACGTTTAGCAAACTCCAATAGTTTATTACTATGGAATGTTTTACTATCCGTAATCTCTACACCTATACTTGCCATAAGGCTTGTATATGATTCCGCTACTGTGTCACTAGCAATGATTATATCATCGCCTAGAAGAACGTAGTCCGTAAAGTTGGATAATCCAACTCTATGAGCTGCTATTCTTACTAAGCAATGGTGAATCATTGCCAGTCCTACTGGCCAAGAGCTATAGGCCCCCATTGGTTGACCCACCGCATAGTTATGCTGTGTGCCTCCAAATGAGAAACTATAGCCGGTCAGTATGTCATGCCATGCTTTAGCCTTCGCTTTGCCGATCACTATGGCCAACATTCTTTGTGTTAATACACTTGGAATTCGGTCTGTGGCGGCATGAAGGTCTAGAGAATGGTACATGACTCCTTTTGGTAACTTAGCGTAGAAGGACTCTTGATCAAAGGTACAGTCTGGCCCTATTCTCTTTAGTAGTGCAATTGCACTATCATGAAGAGGTTTTAGGGCAGTCTGTGACCAATAGTCAAGAATACCTATTACTCTAGTTTTACCCTCTTTATCACCAAAGAATGCGATTCTACGAATCGTAGTATCCCAAATAGGATAAAGTAGGTGCCACATAAGTATTAGAGGGCGACCACGGTATAAACCATTCTCTATATTCCCCATAGCTTGCTCTATGGCTTTTCCTGCTAAAACGCAAATAGAGCGTTTTAAAGATGCAG